CTTGTATTCGCGAGTACCGACTCTTACGACAATCGTCGAAGTATCAATATTCGAATTGTTTAGAATAAATCTTTGGTCTTGTGAATTATCAACAACGAATTCTTTCGTCAAAAATGTTCCTTGATAAACCTCAAGATCTGTGAATGATGCCTGATTATTGACAATATTTGCCGTTACATCACCAGGTATCGTGAATGTATATTGTGAATTGTCCACTGCACCGACACACACCAGACCTGCCTTTAGAATCAACTGTGATGCCGATGAAGAAGTATCAATGGTGAATGATACCTTTGCCTTTGCGGCACTCTTAGAACGGGGTATATAACCAATATTTCTTGCCAGAGAAACGACATTTTCTCTTAAGGTTGCAGAATCCAAAAAGGATTCATTCACAACCATATTTGAGTTAAATGCTGTAATGTATGTGTTATATGCTAGAGTATCAATTAACACAGAGAAATTCGACCCCTCAAAGTCAAAATCCGTGAAATCGGAATTTGCACGGAGATAATCTTTGATAGAAGTCTTTATCTGGTCAAAATCTAGATTTGTAAATTTAGTAAAAGGCATTATTTTATCTGGTTGCCTCTAGGATGAATGAAAATTGTTGAGGTGGAACCTCTTGTCCAACAATATTGAATGAGATTGTAATCTCAAAAGCATTCTGATCTGCTCTTGGATCGACATCAACCTGAACATTATCTACTCTTGGTTCATAGTTTTCGATTGCGATTAGAATTTGATTCTCAAGTAAGGATGCAGTACCGAAATCAACAAACTCGAATAGACTATTCTTTACTTCCGAACCAAAAATAGGGTTAAAAAACCTTTCACTGGGAATTGTCTGAACGATATTACGAACAGATTTTTTAATCGCATCGGCATTTTTCAAAACGAGAATATCATTAGTCACTGGATGCCTATCGAATGATAGACTAATATCCTTAAATGCTCTGGATATCCTCTGAACCACGATTTAGATAGGTATTATACTTGTTTTTATTTATACCCCTAGCCAGAAATCTTACCATAGTACGGTTCAGTACCGTATTCCCAATCATCATAGTCTTCATCATTACGAATTTTCTCATGAAGTTCGTTTTGTTGAACAAAATCGTGCTTTTTGGGTGTGATATCATCATTTGCGATTTCACGAAGCATCTTTTGATGTTGATGATTTGCCAAATTGTCTAAAAAATCGTGATTTGCACTCATTTCTTGTTCCTTGTAGTAGTCAGTAACGAGTTTTGTGGTCCCCCACATCTCCCTCATGTAGTTCTCGTCTCTATCGACAGGTAATCGTCCCATTTTAGCTCCTGATTTACATGAAATCAGAACTTTTAGAGGGGTTGCTATCCCTTTTTTCTATTTATTTTCCTCTTCTTCACGCTCCTTTGCCGTTTTCCAGTGATATTCTTCCTCACGTCCCATTCCAAGACGCTCATATCCACTCTCGACCTGATAATATTGAGTCGAAACCTTAAAATCTGGCATTTTTGGTTCCTTCGGTGTCAGACTATTATCAAAAATACGAAGTCTATTGTTTGGATACAGTGCATATTGACCATTTTTCAGTTCAATTAGGTTATGTGATTTGTGTTCGGCGGGATTTTCACTCGTTGCCCAGTCGACCATGTCTGGATCACGGTGATAATTATCGATTGTACAGACATATGTACCCTTTTGAATACCGTGATCACGTGTATAACACTCGAAGTCCATCGAACCAATGAATTTTTTATCAATACTTACGACACCATAGTCCATACAGTTCCAAAACTGTAGATTTGGTAGGTTCATGTCTGGGTCTGGTGTCTCTGGACGTGATAAAAAGGCACTGATGGGCAATTTATCGTACATTGCCGCATATTCGGGTAGATATGTCTCAAAATAAAAAGCACGCCCAGGTATCGATTTTGCCGATACCCAGACGCCCTTGACGAATTCACCCCATCCACTTTGATGGTCGGTTAGATATTCTTTACGAACCCATACCTCGACCGAAGGTAGATTGGTGATTAAACAACTCATGAGATGTGAAGGTTATTTTCTTAAGTTATTTAACCTTTACCCTGTCCACGATATGCCTTTCGTGCTCCATTACGAGACGACGCGGCGTACTTGGTTCCATTACCACAACCCTGTCGTGTTTTCTTTGGCTTTCCTGCCACATAACCACTCTTGTTCAGACCTGTTTTTGCTTTTGCCATTTTCCGTTTTCTCCAATAATAATTGTTTCAATTTCACCCGCTTTGGGTTTTCCAGTCTTGTAATATTCAATGGCAAAGTCTTCCATGAGATTCATGTACTCTTCTTCGGAAAGACCCTTGAAGATGACTTTACCATTTCGTAAAACAGTATAGGTGTCCATCAAATTACACGAGTTTTTTCGTGCCCGACTCTAATACGAGGATCGCACCAAATATCAAAACCTGCCGCAATGGCGTCCAGACAGAAGGATACGTCTTCTCCGCACATGTCCTGTACCTCACCAGATTCAAAGACTTGCATCTTCGGTGCGAACCATGGGTACTTGATACCTTCATCCTCAAACACTCCGTGTTTAATCAGAAGCCATCCAAAACCCGTGTAGTCCACCGTGAAGGGTTTCCGCCTCTTTGCGATACTCTCAAGAGTTTCGTGATTCATTACGCCACCATTGCTTCGGAAATCGTCCTCTTCCAACCAGTGTGCGACGGATGTTGTCTGACCGTCTTCGGTACAGTACCAACCAGCGGCAATGTCCTTCTCCATTAGAACCAATTGCCAGAATTTCTCTGAGTTAAACACGATATCACTATCAATCCATAATTGATAATCGTATTTTAGTTTACCGTCCCATGGTTTCTGGTCGGGTCCTCTCAGTACATTTGCACCCAGACACTTGCATCGTGCAAAATTTACCATTGAACTATAATCTTGCGAGATTTGGATACTTGCTCCTGCCTGTACCAAATCAAAGCACAA